ATATCCACCGCCGGCATACCAACCGTATGTGGTATCAGTTACTGCAGCCAAGCCATATTTTGCTGAACTTAAAGGTCCGCGTATACTTGCAATAGCCGTATCATTTGCATAATCAATACGTTGAACGGTTGATAATAATGCGGCTGCAACATTATATCCGCCACCAAACCAGCCGTAACTTGTAGTTCCTGTTGCGGCGCCTGCATACCCGTATGCTGCACTTAAAGAGCCCCTAATACTTGCGGTTGCTGTATCTGTTGCATATGTAATACGATTTACTGTTGAATTACCGCCTTGACCGCCACCAAACCACCCATCAGTAGTATTACCAGTTGCGGTGAGTTTTACTCTTGTAGAACTGAGCGGACCACGTAAACTAGCAGTTGCAGTATCTGTTGCATATGTAATGCGGTCTACTGAAGATACACTAGTAGGAGAATCTCCACCCGCAATCCACCCATAAGTTAGTGTTCCGGCACCAGCACCATAAAATCTTCCTACTGTTAGTGGGCCTCGGGTATTTGCAGTTGCAGTGTCACTGGCATATGTTATTCTATATACACTTGATGAATATGTAAACGGAGAAGTTGTCGCTCCCCCTGATATCCACCCTGCTGTAGCTACTGATGGTGGTGATGGTGGTGCAACTATATCCACTCCACCACTAAATGAAATACCACCTGTTATTGTTATTGACATAATTGTTACCCTTAGATACGTATATTGTATTTATCAGGTAACAATTATTACTTACAAATCGCCGGGCTTACGATTCTCACTATAATATGCATCAAAACTTCCACCGGGATATCTACTCTCTAATTTACGCACATTCTCTGCAATAACTTCATTTGGATCTAAATTCAATGCACGACAAGCATTAATCCAATACCACATAACATCGCCTAACTCACGCTTTAGGTGAAATACTTCGGCTTCAGTTAATGGTTTACCCTGAAAAAACATCTTCTTGGGCACTTCAATAAACTCTCCAGCTTCAGCCGCTAATCCTAAACAAGCTGTAAGTAATAGTGGTACATTGATATCAGGACCATGTACTCCATCACCGATGTAATTACCATCAAGTTCATCACAACGGTCCATAAACGTAGTTAAATCATTGCTTGCTTTGCTGGTTACAGCTTCTACAAAATCTTTGTATTTGTTTAAATTAATATTCATACATAATCCTTATACATTAATTTTCTACCTTCTTCTCCGAGACTCTGTTCAAAAATCTCATTTGTTCTTTGCATCATTGCACAGGCTAACATAAGCCTTTCGGTATCATTATCAGTTAACATTAATGACTTATCAATCAGAATCATTAGTTCTCTCATTCTAGCTTCAGTGTTATTCATATTACCACGCTTTCAAAATAATCATTGCATCATTAAAGCGACCATTGGGTGTAGTAGATACTGCTTTAATATCTTTAAAATACTTACGAGCGGCTGGCTTACTACCCATAACTTCTTTAATCTGCTCACTAGGTTTGCGTAATGTTTTTACTTCACTCTGTGCAGTATCAAATCCCAACAACGTGCTACCCTTAACAGTAAACGTTTTACTATAGTCATCGGCAATGTAATGATGTAACTTGCGTTTGGCAGTGTCGTATACCCATGCTTCGGAACTTCCGTGAAGCTTGATAGGACTGATACTCATTAAATCAAGTTTACTTGCAGTATCTTTGAACGTTTTAAGATACTTAAGTTTTGCCACAATCTTCTCCACTGGTACAGCTTTACGTGCCCTAGGAGCTTTAGCGGCTTTCTTAACACTAATGTAACTGTTTAAATCACTAATAACCAATTCAATAAACTTTACAACGTTTTTCAATTGTATTTTATTTAATTGTGAATAACCCTGTACTAATTGACTATCAGTACCTTTCAATGCTTCTTCAATTTCATTCAGTTTCTTTTTCCATACATCGGTTAACAAACTGATATGTTGCGGCATTACATTCTTTTTAGCCACTTCATCTATTGGTCTTAGTGTATGTTTTGATCCAGCACCTGATGTAATGTATTCATCAAACAATCCTTCAAGTTCACCACCAGCTTCACGTGCTTTATCTTTTAAAATGTCCTGAATGTTAGGTCGAGTGGGTGCCTCTACCACTATTTCAATAACTTCAGGTTTGTTTACTGTTTCCAATAAACGTTTTATTTCATTTTGTAATGTGTTTGATTCTGTTTCAGATAGTTCTAGTCCACGCAATTCCATACGTGCTAACCAAGCTAGAGTATTGATACATTCTTTCTCATCAATTTTACGCATAATTTTAGCCTCTTGCGGGCGTTCACGTAGGTCTAAGTATTGTGATAAGAATTCTTTAGCATCTTTCTTACCATAGAATCTTCCATACCATGTGAAACTACGCATAAGTGCGACTCTACGTCTATCTTCATCGGGTTGTACGGCAAACATAGGTTCAGGACCTAAATATTCAGTGTCCGGGTCTCTAGGGTTAAGTGTCTTAACCTGTGAATAATCACTAGCTTTAATGATTTTACTTGCGGGTTTACGTGTTGCCATTAGTTTCTCCTAAATTTATAGCGCATTTATGTATTATAGCAGATGTTCCATTTGTTGTCAACCTTTAAGTTGACCCATTTTCTAATTCTATTTAATGAACCGACTATAAACGATAAATAATAGATATGCCTAGATTATCACTATATCACCCAACAAAATCAAACGATTATCGATTCTTTGATAGAACAATATCAGAGATGTTTACTGTTGGCTCCACAGATTTATATATTCACAAATACTTAGGTCCTACAGATCAGGGTGCAAGTATTGATTATACACAACCTCAATATGACTCATTAGATCCTACTAATATACAGGATTTACTATTTTTAGAGAATAGAGATAGAACATATGATCCTAATATTTATAGATTACGTGGACATTATAATGTACAGAATTTAGACTTTGATTTAAGCCAATTTGGTTTATTCTTAAATAACGATATTATCTTTATTACTATTCATTATAACGATATGATTGATTTAATTGGTCGTAAGTTAATGGTAGGTGATGTATTAGAATTACCTCACTTACTAGATTATAATCCATTAAAAGAAACTATACCAGTAGCATTAAAAAGATTTTATCAAATAACTGATGGTAATTTTGCTAGTGAGGGATTTAGTCCTACATGGTATCCGCATTTATGGCGTATTAAATGTGAACCATTAGTTGATAGTGAAGAATTTAGTCAGATATTATCTGAGCCAATTGATCAGGATAATTATCTTGGATTATGGGATGCTACTAGAACATATCCAGCTGGTTATACTATTACATTCGGTGATAAGAATTACCTATCTAAACAAGAAGTACCAATTGGTATTGTTCCGCCTAATACAGTATATTGGGAACTTGATCCTAATCAGAATCTTAAAGATATACTTGCTACATATAATAAAAACTTACAAATCAATAATGCTATATTAGATGAAGCAAGTAGATTAGTTCCTAAAGCAGGTTACGATAGAAATAATTTATATATTGTACCTACTTACGGTGAATATGAAAGTGATACTGAATTATCAGGTAAATATAATCAACCTGCTCCTCCTATAAATGTTGTTGCCAATAACAATGGTGCTCCTGTTGTTGCTACAGGTGTCGTATCAATAGTTCGTAGTCCTGCTTACAAAAACGCAAGTCCTATATTACGTATATCTAAAGCAACTATTCAAAGTATATGGGATATGTCAGAAAACATATTAGTTGATCCTTTACAACCTGCACGACAAATTAATTTAGAAACTGCTACTATTGCACCAATACTAATTGGTAACGGTTCAGGTGCAGTTGAAGGTGAGATTGTATTAACTGCATTACCAACAGGACCTATTACAGGACCATATGGTACTGCAGATAATACATATGCGTTTGCCGATCAGAATCCAGTAGCACCAAACTTTACTGGTACAGAACCATATGGTCCAAATACTATGGACTATCGTGCAGATGCTGATCCAAGATTCCAATTCATTGCACGTAGTAGTCCAAGAAGTTTTGGCTATACTACTGGTTACTTAGATGGAACTGGCGAAGCACCAAATGGATTCCCAACAGGAGCAGGTATTAGTTTCCCGCAAAATCCACAAGTAGGTGCATATTTCTTACGAACAGATTATCTACCTCAAATTCTCTATCGTTGGGATGGTAGATTATGGGTTCGCATATCTAAAAACGTCAGAACACCAACAGGATTCACTGAAACAGATTTGTCACAACAATCTAGTTTCATAAATAACAGTAACGTTACAATAACAACTGATGGTACTGAGATACCACAGAAACAGGCTCTATCAACTATTTTGACAATAGCCCCAGATCCAATACCACCGGTGATATAATATATGGCAGCTTTCTTTTATGATAATCAGGTACGTAGATTTCTAATTCAATTTGGAAAAATATTTAGTAATTGGTATGTTACTAAAGGTAAAGATCCTGCAGGCAATGAGATACTTGTTCGTGTACCGGTTATGTATGGTGATAGTAGTAGACAAGCGGCTACAATCATTGCTAACAACAGTGCTAGTAATTTACCTAGTGCTCCGCTCATAACATATTATATTACTGCTTTAGAATACGACCAAAAGAGAACACAAGATCCTACATTTATTGATAAGATTCAAGTTCGTCAACGTAGTTATAATGCCGAAACACAGCAATATGAAACAGTACAAGGACAAGCATTTACTGTTGAAAGATTAATGCCTGTACCCTATACATTGCGTATGAGTGTAGATTTATGGACAACCAATTATAATCAAAAATTAGAATTGATTGAACAATTAGGTACACTATTTAATCCTTCATTAGAAATTCAATCTACCGATAACTTTATTGATTGGACTTCATTATCAGTTGTTTACCAAGATGGATTAACATTTAGTAGTAGAACTATTCCACAAGGATCTGGTAATCCTATTGACGTATTAAGTTGGAAATTCTATATGCCTATATGGATTAGTAATGCGGCTAAACTCAAAAAGATGGGTGTTATTGAAAAGATTATTGCTAGTATCTTCTCTGGTAAAGCATTAGATGATATACAAAATGATGATTTGTTATTAGGCACTAGGCAGAAGATTACACCTTACGGGTACAAGCTGTTATTGATAGGTAATAGTTTACAATTATTGCCAGCTAATCAAGATTTCTATCCAAGTAATGAAGATTTAGATTTACCACCTAACCCTAATACAAGTTTGTATTGGTCAAGTCTATTAAATGTATATGGTACAATTAGGCCTGGCATTAGTCAGATATGGTTACAGAATCCGTTTATGGATACTGAGATTGTGGGTACAATAGTTCCCGATCCAGTAGATGATAGATTATTGATATATGACATTGACCCGGATACCCTGCCTCAAAATACATTGGATCCTGTAGACAGCGTGATTAACCCATTAGTCACAGGACCAAATGCAGGGTTACCTGCCGCAGAAAATGGAATAAGATATCTTATTGTAGATAACATCGGTAGTGAGGGTGATACAACTATTGCATGGGGTAATGTTGTAGCATATGCTAATGACATTATTGAATATGATAGTTCTATGGGAGAATGGTTTGTATCATTTGATAGTGCCCAAGCTACTACAGTAGAATATGTTACCAATTTAACAACCAGCATACAGTATCGTTATGTTAATACAGAAGATGCTTGGATGAAATCGTGGGAAGGCTGGTACGATCAGGGTGATTATAGTATTGTAATCTAATTTACTTTATGCTATAATGTCTTAGCATATGAATAATATTTCAGCAGGCGTGTTCTTTTACGCTAAAAATACACAACGATTTTTATATCTACTTAGAACGGACAATAAAAATCCGGGCAACTGGGGAATACCAGGTGGCAAGATTGAGAATGGTGAAACATTACTTATAGGAATTAATAGAGAATGTACTGAAGAAATTGGATACTTCCCAGAAAATCCAAAACTAGTACCAATACAAAAATTTGTGAACAATACATTTACATATCATACATTCTTTTGTGCTATAGATGAAGAATTCATACCAGTATTAAATTATGAACATTGTGGTTATGCCTGGGTAGGTGATAATCAATATCCCAAACCATTACATCCTGGATTGTTTAGCACAGTGAATTTTGATGTTGTGCAAAAGAAATTAAAAGCACTTACGAAAAAACGGTCCTAAGACCGTTTTTTTATTTTAGCAATTTTGCTATAGTATCGAATCCTAATGATCCTATTACAACACCTGCTCCCATCATCATCCATCGCCACTTTTCTAATGCGGAGATTTTTTCTGACATTGCTTGATGTGCATTTGAACTAGCATCCTTCATACCCTTTAACATCACTCTAGTATCATCGTTGTTTTTAACCATTTCAACGTGGATATCTCTGATATCCGTTTTTATTTCACGAATATCATCAGTGATGTTTTGAACCTCTACCTGAAGAACTGCTATATCGGTTTCAGTTTTTGGCATTTTGATTGTCCTACTAGTTGCCATAATCATTAAGCACTAGCAATAACTACGATTGGGTTAGGCTGACCGTTAGCAGCATTAGCTGCGGCCGCAGTATTGAATGTAGCAATAATGTCAGGGTTAACTGAGAATGCAACAGCAGTACCAGTACCAGATCCTGCGCCAGTAGCAGTGAATGTAATACCTGTCATATTAGCCATAGCACCAACTGCTGTCCAGTTTGTTGTACCTGCACTGTAAATTGTGTAAACAGTACCTCCTGATAATGAACCAGCTGCAACTTGCGTTGGGAATATTTCACTGTTGTAATCATTAATACTTGATACGTATGCTGTAGCAGAGGCTGCATCAGTAGACAATATGTTCATTGTGTTTGGTGTCAATGCTGTATTAGCTACATTTGCAGTAAAACATTGTGCTGTTAAACCTGTTGTTGCACCTGTCACTAGGTATTTTGTTTTACCTTTTTGACGAACAATGTAACCTGCTTCGTCATCTGCGTAAACGAATGCGGCTCCTGTTGAAGCTACGGCTGCGTTTGCAACTAATTCAACAACATCTTGTTGTGCGTCTGGAGTACCAGTAGCACTTGATAAATCAACTTCAGCACCGCCTAATGTTGATGAAACAGTAAATGCAGTTGCGTTAGCAATTGCTTTAACAAAATAAACTTCACCAGATACTAGACCACCCAAGTTAGCAGTAAATCTTACTGTACCATTAGCAAACAATGTCTGAGCATTTCCTGTTGTGCGGATAATGTTACCGGTGTTGTTTGTGTTAGCAACAGCAATTGCTGTCAAGCCGCCAACGGTGTTAGCAAAACCTATCGTAGTGTAATCTGTACTACCGTTGATGTTTGCGCTAGCAACTTGAATAGCAGAACCTACACTTAATGTGTTTGCCAAATCAGTACCAATACCAGTTACGTATGCAGTGTCTGTAGCAGAGTACAATGTACCTGTACCATTGATACCAATAGCCACACGTGTTAAAACTTGTTTACCAACGATTGCTGTGTTACCACCAACTACACCGTATGTGTTAGCATTGGTTGCTGGAAAGCCTGTACCACCTAGTGGATTGTTGAAATAAGCATCAACTACACCAACTGACATACTAACTGTTTGACTACTTGTGTCAGTTAATGTTGCCATAACTTGAGGTTGAACACTTAATTGTGTTGCAGATACATCAAATGTAGTATTTGATAGT